CCCTCAATTGTCATGGGGGTTGGGGGGCATACCTAAGAGGGCAACAATTGGGGTCTTTTGGGTTGTCTGTTGGCTTGATACCTTGGGTACAAGGGGGAAGGTCTGTTGATTGAGGGCTTAGTATTTAACCCCGATCTGTCCCAACAGACGGCAAACCTACTAAACACGGGCCATTGATAAAACGATATGTTTTGTCATGTCATGCAATTAGTTTTAAGGGGGGGGGATGGGCCTTAATAAAAGCATTCTTTTTTTGTTCGCACGGCCCAACAGACGTAACTTCCCCCAATGCGCCAGCCGGGGGCTACGATACGAAGGCTCCAGCATACTCACGCACTCCCGTCAGGGAAAATAAAAAAAATGAATGAACAAGACCCATATGGAAATCAGCTAACTCCACAAAACCGCTATCTCAACAATGAGAGGCTAAATTCTTTCTTCGGCCCTAACTCGACATATCAGCGTAGCGAGCCATTAGCCATGACAAGGAATAGGCGCGATTTGGTTAAGGGGTTTAAGGATTCTTCAGACGAAGGTGGCTTGGCATCATTACTGCGAATGCAACAGATGAAAGACCCTAGGGACGACTTTTATCCGTTTGAGGATGGATACCATACGCCAGCAATGAAGCAACCTCACCATCCGTCATTCATGCTGAACGGGATAGTTAAGCAAGCTTTAGGCAGAGCGCAGTACCCACAACAGCAGGGCATACGACCTAATTTGAACGCCGTACAACAGTTATTAGAAATTATACAGGCGCGGAAATAAAAAAATGGAAGTCCCAGAATACAGAGACTACCGATTTAGTTCATCGACAGAAAAAAAATTAAAATCAGAAATCAGGAGATCGGAATTGCAACATAAGCGCGAAAAGCTAACAGACAATTTCTACCGAGATGAATTCGCATGTAAATGTGGATGCGGATCAGACGATATTGACATGGGCTTAGTTAGTCTGTTGCAGAATGTCAGAGAAGAGTATGGGTTCTCGATAAAGATTACCAGCGCGGTACGGTGCGAAGCCCACAACAGTTCTGACAAGGTTAAAGGCTCCAGTACTAGCGCACATCTTGCTAAAAAAGCCGCTGACCTATATTGCGACAATGCTAGTCGAAGATACCTGTTGCTTTCCATTCTGTTTACTAAATTTCAAAGAATCGGCGTGTACGATAATTTCTTTCACGTTGACATAGATAGCTCAAAGCCAAGCCCAGTGTGTTGGTAAATAAAGGAAACAGAATAATGAAAAAACCAACTAAACCAAAACCAACTCGTAAGCCAAAACCGGGATATTAATCTCTTGAAGATTAATGAGGAAAGATAAATGGAATTAATAGCTGTACTTATAAATCAGGCTCCAGATTGGTTAGTTGCGCTATCTGGTCTTGTAACTGCGCTAACAGGATTCACGGCTCTTACGCCATCAAAGTTGGATGACAAGGTTTTAGGTAAGGCCACTAAGTACGTCAACTTTGCATTGAAATTCGCCAACATGGGAGCGGGTAATGTTGGGAAGAATAAAAACAAGGATGATAAATAATGTTACTGATCGCAACCCTTTCCGTCCTTATATCTGTTGCGGGTTATTGCGTATGGATGGGCGGTAGGCTGAAAGAAGCAAAAATTAGCGATGAAGCTTTCAAGGACATACAGGAAGTTTACAAGCTGGAGGTAGAAGAAGATGAAGCGACTAGGAAACGGTTGGATGGTAGGGCTGATAGTCTTGATAGCATTTCTTCAATTTTCCCTTCCAAGTTGCGCCCCGTTAACAAAAAAAGTGGGGTTGCTGAAAATTTACAATCGACCACCATTACCAAAGGTTGATTGGGTCATGCGCGAGGTGGGCTATATGTCCATACGCACAGAAGAGTATGACTCTTTGCGCGGTTATGTAATTAGCATGGAAGGGGTTTTGAATAAGTACGAAGGTCAATCTGTAATTATGAATGGCGATTGACATGCTCTTCAAGTACTCCGGGCGCAACAGTGTATCTGTGAGAGTCCCAGAGGAAATTAGAATTTGTGCATTATCGGATTATCCAGAACATGCCCCTTACGAGTGTAGGGTTTACGACCAAAGCGGAAAGTTAAAGTATCAGCTTACTAGAGATCAGTTAATGGATAGAAGGTTTAGACGGGCTTTCAACGGATTCGTAAAAGGATCAAAGAAATAAATGGCTATATCACTAAAAAGACAAAAGTTTTACGACAGGTTAGCAGAACCGCTTAACGCCAAGATGCGAAGGGTTTTTGAACAGATGGGCGGTGATTTACTTGTTCGGAACTTTATTGCGGATTCTCCAAAACAAGCTTTGACGTTAATGGCGAGTTTGGAACCAAAAAATGTGCATGTGAAGCAAGACCATCGCATTAACTTTGTGTCCACCCCAATTAAGCAGAAATTGCCTGATGATCTTGAAGAAAATATTATTGATGTAACGCCAATACCAAATTGTTAACAAAAGATCAAACAAAGGGTGGGAAATGTTTATGGACTCCCACTCCAAAACAGGAAGAGTTTTTATCTAGCCCATTCGATGAATTGTTGTACGGAGGAAGTGCGGGTGGAGGAAAATCAGATGCCCTGTTGATAGATGCGTTAGGACTGAATCAGGGCGCATTGAAATGGAACAGATACAAAGCGATTCTGTTTCGTAAAACTTTTCCAGAATTGAGTGAGCTTGTAGATCGGTCTAAAGCAATTTACCCGTTAATTTTTCCGGGTGCTGATTACTCTAAGACTGACCATGAGTGGAGATTTCCTTCGGGGGCGAAAGTTGTATTTGGTTACATGGACAAAGACGAGGATCGGTACAAGCACCAAGGTTCAGAGTATCAATGGGTAGGATGGGATGAGTTGACCCATTGGGCTACTCCGGTCTGTTACAAGTATTTACAAAGTAGAACACGGTCTGTTAATCCGAATATCAAGTGCTATACGCGAGCGACAACAAATCCCGGCGGTAGGGGTCACGCATGGGTCAAAGATTATTGGGGCATTAAGAATGATGGCAACGGAACTAAGTTTTGCCATGCAGAGAGAATAGACGGGGATGTAGCAAAGTCATACAGGCAGTTTATCCCGGCAAGATTAAGTGATAACCCTTATCTAAGAGACAGCGGTTATCGGGAGATGCTTTTAAAACTCCCAGAGAAAGAGCGCAAGAAACTTTTAGAGGGAAGATGGGATGTAACAGAGGGACAGTTTTTTACGAATTGGAATCCAACTAGACATATCGTTGATCCTTTTTCGATTCCCCCTGATTGGCCTAGATGGAGAGCGATGGATTGGGGCAAGACGGCTCCTTACTCTGTAGGCTGGTACACAATTGACCCGGATGGAGTGGTTTACAGATATAGAGAATTATACGGTTGGGGTGGAGAGCCTAATGTTGGAACAGGTGAATCACCGAAAGAAGTTGGTCGTAAAATTTTAGAGATGGAGCGTTTTGAAAGAGCTAAAGGGATTCAATTTAGAAATAACCCAGCCGATCCTTCCTGTTGGTATAGCCGAGGGGAAGGTGTCAGCATTTCAGAACTATTTAGAGATTCATCTGTTGATTGGAACCCGGCAAGAGGCGGGCCGGGGAGCAGAGAAAACGGATGGAATGTGTGCAATCAAATGTTAGAGCAAGCAACATTTAAGGTGTTCTCGAATTGTAAGCATTTCATTAGATGTGTCCCAAATATGCAGATAGACGAAGCTAGGCCCGAAGATATTGAAACGAAATACCAAGAAGATCATATAGCTGATGAATGGCGTTACAGCGTAGTGTCCCGGCATCGCTATGAGCAGGCTCGACCACAAAAAAGTCCTCCTGCGTATATGAGCTTTGATTATTTAACAAGCCTAGATACAGGGTTTGAGAAGAAGAAATCAAAATACCGATTTTGATTGATAGACAGGATGTTCACTTTATTTATCCACGAAGGAGATTTTAAAAATGCTTAAAATGAATACCGTAGTAGCGGCTCAAGCTACCACAGCAAATGGAGCGGGTGTAGAGCAAGGTACTAGCCCATATCTGCCCGGAACAACTGTTGTGTCTGTTATCTTCCCGGCTGGTTTTAGCGGTACGTCCATTCTACAAGGATCACCGGATAACTCAACATGGTCAACTCTTCATACAAGTGGCAGTTTGTCCACTGGTAGCGAGCCAATGCTGAAAGAAATTACGCTCACCAAGTATGTTCGTTATAGCACCACGCGAAGTGCTGGTACTGTTTCCCATTACGTTTTAAACGGTAACTAATGTCTGATATTGAACAGGAAATCATAGGCAATCTGAAGCAGAGCGGTTTCACCAAGCCAGAAAATTCTGCATCTAAGGAAAAGCGTCCTTCCGAGGGCGAAAAGAACTTAGCGCACAAATGGCAGGAAAAAATTGATCTAGCCAAGATGAGTATGAGCGGTGGCGATTTTGAAAAGGCAGTAGCAAAGGATCGTCAGTATGTCCGAGGCGAGCAAGAGGATGACGGGTCTGGTGAACTTGTCCGAGCAAATATGATTCATGCGCACATCAGAAGAAGTGTGAATCAGGTTTATGCCCGGAACCCTAAGTTTGCTATTAGACCGTCTGAGACTGTTTCGCAAAAGGGTATTCAAAAGATGCGCCTGTTCGGGAAGACAGCGGAAATTGTTTTAAATCGTCATTTTGATGATGGAGATTTGAAGCGGAGGGCCAAGGCATGTTTGAGGTCAGCCAAAACTACTGGCTTGGGCTGGGTCAAGGTTTACTATCAGACCCAGCTTGAGCCAAACCCTATCATTAGAAACAAGATTATTGACTCAAGACAGCAACAGGAGCAATTGGAGTTTCTTGAGCAACAGGTTAAAGACCCGGACGAAAGGGCTAACAAGGCGCGAGCTAAGTTAGAGCTTGAGCAGTTTATTTCTCAACTTGAAAAAGAAGAAATGATGATTGTGTCTGAAGGTCTTGTGATTGATGTAGTTGATCCCGTCAATATGGTTATCGACTTATCAACCATTCAGAACTTTGACGATTGGCAACAAACTCCATTTCTGTGCGAGCGCATAGTGATGACTCTTGAGAAAGCCAAGGCAAGATGGGGAAAGATGCCCGCCGGGACTAAGGAATTTAAAATCAAAACCACCGAGGGAACAACCTCTACAGATATCACTGGAGATCATGCGACATTAGTACATATTTGGGAAATACATGACCGGGCTAATAGACTTATTCATTACATGGCAGATGGCGGCGATCAGTTTTTACAAAAACCACTTGAGCCAAAATTTGTTAGTGAACAATGGTTTCCGTATATTCCAATGGCTATTAACATTGTGGACGGTCAATTTCTTCCAATGTCAGATGTTTTTCTGTTGCGAGAGTTGCAGGATGAACATAACTCTGCCAGAACAAGATTTGCTGGACATAGGGACATTTCAATACCTCACTGGGTTTCTCGAAGAGGTGATGTTTCTGACGCTGATGCTGAGTCATTAAGTAATGCGGCTCCTGGTGAGAACGTTAGAATAGATGGAAACCCCGGACAGCCTATAAGAAATTCTATTGACGTATTTTCACCTCCACCTATCGACCCGTCTGTTTATTCTACTGAACACACAGAGCGTGATTTCGAGAGAGTTGTCGGAGGGGGAGAGTCAACTCAACCACAGAGTAATAAGTCAAGAACTCTAGGTGAAGCACAAATACTAACTCAAGATTCTCAAACTCAAACGGGTGCAGATACAGATGAGGTTGAGGATTGGTTTGAGCGTGTGGCAAAACATACCTTGGAACTGTTGCTTCAGGCTTTAACACCTGAACAGGTTGAAGACCTTGCTGGGCCGAAAGCGGAGCCGGAAGTTGACGATCAAGGTCAGCCAACAGGCAAGCTAATTGAAGGGTCAGTCTGGCCTAAAATGTCGAAGGCAGACATCTTTAATCTGTTGAGCATTAATATTCAGGCGGGTTCCTCTGGCAAGCCTAATAGAGATAAAGAAACTCAAGTATGGGTTCAATTTCTATTGCCTAAACTAACAGAAGCTATTCAAGGAATATCGCAATTGAGAGAGCAAGGTCAGGATGACCTAGCCGAGTCTTTAATTATCGTTGCTCAAGAAACATTGCGCAGGTTGGATGAACGCTTTGATGTCCATGAATTTTTACCGTCTAAAAAAGACAAACAGAATGAACAGCCTGACCCAAAAGAATTGGAAGCATTGCAACAACAGCAACAGGCCCAACAACTGCAAATGGAGCAGTTAAAAGCTGAGATTGAAGAAACAAAATCTAAGGCTGTTAAGAATATTGCCCAAGCAGAAAAAGCTAGGGCTGATATTGAGGGCAATGATATGAGCGACCAATTTAAATCCTATAAAGCGCAAACAGATGTTGCGATGAAACAGCGACAGATGCAAGTAACGCAAGAGGGTATAGAAGCCCAGCGTGAAGCGGCGCAAATGAATAGGATCAGTCAGAAAGAATCTAACAAGAATCAGTCAGACGCGAATCATTTTAATAGGATCAGTCAGAAAGAAGCACATCATTCTAAGGAAAAAAAGAATGAATAGATTAATCACAGCATAAAAACGGGAGAATTTATGCCAGAAGAAGATGTCGTACCGGAATCGACCCCGGAAAACACAGAAGAGTTGGTTGTAGAAGAAAGCGTAATTGAGGATTCGCAATCCCCGCAGGATGCAGAAGATTCGGAGTCATCCACCGAAGAGGAAACTGTAGTTGATGCTGTCCTCAACGAATTAAACGATGAGGTGGAACCTGAAGAGATTCCAGACGAGCAACCTGAGCTACAGCAACAGAAGAAAGAAGATGAGACATCTAAAACGCCAGAGGAAGAAACGCCGAAGGCAACAGATGAAGATTCTGAAGATGAACTGTACGATGAGCCTGAAGGACTAAAGCCTAAAGCACAGGAGCGGTTTCGCTCTCTTGTAGAGGCCAATAAGTCTAAGGATCAAGAACTTGAAGCATCACGCAATACTGTTTCCGAGATTCAAAAAACCATCGACAGTACGGGGATTTCCCCGCAAGAGTTTGGCGGTTTGTTGGATTTTGCGAGAATGGCAACTTCAGAAAGCCCGGATGAAAAAAGGCAGGCCTTCAATATCGCTAAAAGCGAAATGCAGAGGTTGGCTAAAGAAATCGGGGTCGAAGAAGGCGGGGTTGATCTGTTAGAAGGCTATCAGGATTTGCAGGACAAGGTGGACAATTACGAGCTTGATAGAGGTGATGCGTTAGAGCTTGCAAATGCTAGGAATGGGCAACAGCGCATAGCCCAAGAACAGCAGAATGTGGCTCAACAGAAACAACAAACTTTAAATAATCAATCCGATGTTGATAAGTCAGCTTTAGCAATCGAAACATATATGACTACCCAGCAGAAAACGGATATAGATTTTGAAGCAAAGGAAAAATATTTGATGGGTCAAGTTGAGAGCATCCAACAGCAGTACCCACCAAACCAATGGCCCGCTGTTGTCACGCAACTTTATAATGCTCTAGGCACTATGTCAGGCAACCAAGTACAGCAAAAAAAGTTAACAGCTAATTCTCCGTTGCAATCAAGCGGTCATGCTACCGGGTCTTCAACCCCGGCTTCTATGGCAGATGCGATTTTATCGGAACTGAGTTAGTAATTTATAACGGCATAGGGTCAGGATGAACCTATACGACTGGAGTTTGTCATGCCTTTTACAACTGAAGAACTGTCAATTGCGGGTAAAACTGCTCTTGACTATTATTTAAAGAACAAGCCTGTAGACCAGATTAGTCAAGAACGTGTTTGGCTGAAAAAGTTGATGGGTAGCAAAAAATCAATGCCCGGTGGCAAACAGAACGCAGTAGTTCAATTGCGTTACCGCTATCAGAATAACTTCTCATTCTTTAACGGACGGACTGTTGTTACTTACAACAACCGAAACACCATTGAGCAAGCAACTTTCCCTTGGAGAGCCGCGCATGATGGTTTCACGTTGGACGAAGATCGTCTGATCCAAAATGGTATCAGCGTTACCGACAATAACAAGAAAGGTAAAGTTCATTCTAAAGCCGAAGTTGTTCAGCTTACGAATCTGTTGAATGAACAGATCGAAGTTCTCGACTTGGGCTGGGAAGAACAGATGGATAGTCTGTTGCTTCAAGATGGTTCTGGCTCAACAGATGATATCGAAGGTTTGGATTATCTGGTAGCTCAAGACCCCACAACTGGAACAGTCGGTGGTATTGATCGTTCTGTTGCGGCTAATTCTTACTGGCGCAACCAAGTCCAACTATCCTTAACGACTACAACCACAACTGGAACGATCATTGATGGTATGGAAACGCAATGGCGTAACTGTACTAAAAATGGTGGTCGGCCTAATTTCATTATGGCTGGCACAGATTTCATTGATGGTTATAGGAACTTTCTCCTTAAAACATACGGAACAATGCAAATCAGCAATGGTTCTATGTTTGATGCAGAAGGCGGCACTGACCGGATCAGCTTTAAAGGTGTTCCAATTATTTGGAATCCGACTTTCGATGATCTCGGTGGAACGTGGGCTAAACGGTGTTATTTCCTTAACACTAATTATGTCTACATTAAGGAGATTGAAGGACAAGGCAAGATCGCTCGCAAACCGGGCCGTCCTTACGATAGGTACGAACACATGTGGGGTGTAACGTGGCGAGGGGCTTTGTGTATGTCTCGCGCCAATGCTCACGCCGCGATGTCGATAGCATAACAAACCCATCTCTGCGTTAGTTACTCCTCCTTGGCGCAGAGATGGTTATTCTCCCCTGACTGAAAGGCTTCGTGCTTTCTTGGTCAGGCCTGATTCGGCCTTTGAATCAGCCAAGATAGGTTGGGGGATAATTTTTATAAAATACTTTTCGGGAGATAAAAGTGAAAGCAAAAAAATGCGATGTAACAATTTTTAAAAGTGTGGAAGTTTCAATTGCAAAAACTATTTACGAGCATGAGATTCCTGTACTAGAGCAAGTTTTCGGAGATGGCAACGTGATTAG